GAGCATTTGGAGTATGTGATCGTTGCGGGCAGTGGGTAAACCATGTCGATTTACAATGGCAGTGGGACTATCGCGGCAACAGTCTTGCAAATCTTCGTTTACTTGTTTGCGAAATTTGTCTTGATGTCCCTCAGCCGCAACTCAAGCCCCGTGTTATCGGTCCCGATCCTCTTCCGATCATAAACGCCCGTCCTGAGACGTTCTTCATTGACGAGACGGATGAGAGGACGACGCAAGGCAATACGATCGATCCGGATACGGGAATTCCGATTCCTGGTGGAGATACGCGAGTTACGTCTGGCACAGGTGATTTTAGCTATGATTTCAACGACCCAGACTTTAGCCAAAGCATCCCACCGGCAAAGCGCGTCACGCAACAGACTGGCGAGGCCCCCGGAGGCGTTAACCAAACCCCCGGCATTGATCTAGCCGGAAATGTTCCTGGTAGCGACGATCCAGGCTTGCCGCCGGGGAACAAAACTCCTCCTGAGACGGGACCGCTGACATGATTGGTAAGTTTTATGTCTATGGTGGAGAATAAGGCGTGGCTTTATCTCAAATCCCGAATCTTACACCCGCGACCGCCGTTAATGGCTCGGAGGAACTAGAGGCTGTTCAGGCTGGTGCGACCGTTCGCATGACTTCGGCGCAGATCGCGTCGGCGATGCCAGCGGATACCGTGACCAATGCGATGCTGGTCAACATGCCGGCGTTGACGATCAAGGCCAATGCACAGAATATTCCGGCTCCTCCGGGGGACTATTCGCTATCAGTGTTTCTTGACGGACTTGGAGCGACGTGGGGAGATGTCCTGTATCGCGGCTCGGTGGGTTGGGTGGCTCTTTCTCCGGGCACGTCTGGGCAGGTTCTCCAGACGCACGGAGCTGGGGCTAATCCGTCTTGGGTGTCAACTACGGGCGTCGGCACGGTTACGCAGATCACGGCAGGAGCGGGGCTATCTGGCGGCACGATAACTGCGTCTGGAACGATTGCGTCCATCGAGACGGTGAACTTGCAATCTGGCGTCACCACTTATGCGTTTTCGTCAGCCAATCAAGCGACACTGATCGAGTTCACAAACAACTCCGCCCAAATAAACGCGACATTGCCGGGAACGGCTCTCGCCTCCGGATGGTGGGTTGATGTTCAAAACACTGGATCGCACGCGCTCGTTATAACGCCGGCAAGCGGAACGATTAACGGTGGCGCGACTCTGACGCTATCTTCGGGCAGTGGCGCGAGAATCGCTTCTAATGGAACGAACTATTATATTCAGGGCGGAATTCAATCATCGTCGTCGCTAACGCTAACTGGCGATGTCACCGGCTCCGGGTCTGGTTCAATCGCGACTACGGTTGGATCGATCGGCGGCAAAACGGTTAGTCTTGCTGGCGCACTAAGCACATCTGGCGCGTATTCTATCGCGCTGACTGCGACTGGAAACACCAGCCTAACACTTCCGACTAGCGGAACGCTGACCGCGCTTGGAAATTCCGTCACTGGGACAGGCAATATCGTTCTGGCGTCTAGCCCGACGCTATCTAATCCAACGATGACCACTCCAACGCTTGGCGTGGCCACGGCGACGAGCGTGAACGGCCTGACAATAACGTCGGGAACCGGCACACTGACGATTCCGAATGGTGTGACGTTTGCGGTATCTGGCGCGTTTTCGACCACGTTGGCGGTGACCGGCGCCACGACGTTGACGCTCCCGACCAGTGGGACTGTGACGGCTTTAGGGAACTCCGTAACGGGTTCCGGCGCGATTGTTCTCGCCGGCTCTCCGACGCTTACAACGCCAAGCATCGGCGATGCGACCGGCTCCAGCGTCATCGTAAGTGCCGGGTTCGGCTCGACAGGAGCCTATATCGGTTCCGTTACAGTTGGGATTCTCATTGATTATACGGCTGGATTTGGACGCATTGGTGTTGGCCCATCAGCCGGGATAAATCTTTACAGCGACGACGGGGCCACGCTTCTCGCCGCGTTTTCCTCGGCGGGATCGCTCACGCTCGGACAGGGGATCGTCGGAACGACGGCGGGAGGCAACGCCGTATCCGGACAGGTTGGTGAATATGTTTCTGCCAATGTGTTGGTTGGATCGGCGGTAAGCCTGACGACTAACATAGCGGCGAACGTAACTAGCATATCTCTTACAGCGGGGGATTGGGATGTTTCTGGTTCGGTATGCTTTACCGCGCCAGGAACCACAAATTTTGACCATTCGTTTCAATGGGTTAGCGCGACAAGTGCCACATTCCCGACGATGCCTAATTCCAATGGTGGCGGGTATTTCTTTTGGGGCGCGGTTAGTGTTGATTCAACCATCCCATTACCTGCGGGAACCATAAGAATAAATGTTTCTACGACTACGACTGTATATCTTTCAACGCGAGCGACTTTTACTATAAGCACTCTTGGAGCATTTGGATTTATACGTGCTAGGCGGGTGCGCTGATGGCGATAAATTATACTACCTATGTCGCGCAGCTATCTAATTTGATGGCCGCGTCATCGACCACGCCTCAGTTTCAGACAATGCTTCCAGGCGCCATAGATTATTCCGAACAGAGGATTTATCGCGAACTTGATTTGTTAAAGACCGTAGTGACAGATTATGCTAATTCTCTGACATCGGGCAGCAGAATGTTCACTCTGCCGACGACCTATGGGTATTTTATAGTCGTCAACGGCGCCAACGTCATAACACCAGTGGGCTCCGCCACTCCCGAAGCTGGCACCAGGAACAGATTGGTCGAGGTTAGCCGGGACTATCTTGACACGGTGTGGAACAGCAACACGAACAGCGGCGTTCCGGCTCTCTTCGCCATGATCGGCGGCACCAATGGCACGATAGGGCCGGGTCAGTTCATCGTGGGGCCGTGGCCAAACGCGAACTATATGGTGGAGGTGGTTGGAACTATTAGGCCCGTCCCGCTGTCTCAGAGCAACCCGACAACGCTTCTTACGTCATGCGTTCCTGATCTTTTCATCGCCGCGAGCATGATATTCGCGAGCGGATATATGAGAAACTTCGGCCAGCAATCAGATAACCCGCAGATGGCGCAAAGCTGGGAAGCTCAATACGAAAAGCTGATTGTCTCGGCGGCTGCCGAAGAGTTGAGAAAGAAGGGATCAGGCCCAGGGTGGACGCCGCTTTCCAATATCGCGCCTACTCCTGAGAGATAACGAATGCCATTCAATACCCTGACGATTATCCCTACCGTTGACGCGGAGAGAACGCCTTCCGACGTTTCGATGGGGATTGTATCGTCTAACTTCATTCGGTGGCGCGACCGCACTCCGGAGAAGCGAGGTGGTTGGACGCTTTACGCAAACACACAATTTCCCGGAATTATTCGCGAACTGCACGGATGGCAGGGATTAAACCAAGACAAGCATTTGGCCGTTGGAACAACGGATGGATTGTTCGTTCTATCGTCTGGGAACGTGGCGACAATAACTCCTGAGAATGAAACCGATAGCATTGTCGTAAACCTATCCACTGTTTCAGGCTCTATTTACGTTAATATAGTAGATAATACATATATCGGCCAATTGCCATATAATACTGTTGTCATAAATACTCCTGTGTCTGTTGGAGGAGTTACGTTATTCGGAGCATACCAGATAAACGAGAATACCGGGTCGAATAGCTACAATGTAGCGGCGGCTATTCCTGCAACGTCAACGGTGACAAATGGTGGCGCGGTTGCGACATTCTCCACAGTTGCTGGCAGCCCTCAGGTAACGGTAACTCTTGCAAATCATACTTATTACGTTGGACAGGATGCGTCGTTTCCAATCTCCACCTCTGGTGGTGGCGTCACGATCTTCGGGCAATATGTTGTAACGTCAGTTCCGTCATCTTCTACGTTCACTATCAATGCCTCTAATTTGGCCACGTCGTCAGTCACGTTCCCGATGAATGGTGGAGACCTCGCATTAACCTATTGGGTGGTGGCGGGACCGAGCATCTCTGGAAGCGGTTATGGGCTTGGCGGATATGGTCTCTATGGCTACGGTTATGGACTTGGAACGTCTTATACTCCTGGCACGCCTATCACGGCGATGGATTGGTTCCTAGATAATTGGGGCGAAATTCTCCTGGCCTGCCCGGTTGGCGGACCGATATTCACATGGTCGATTGATAGTGGATTTGGCACCGGAGCCATCATTCCAACAGCGCCGATTGCCAATGCCGGCATGTTCGTGGCGATGCCAGAACAGCAAATAATGGCGTGGGGATCGACGGATAATGGTATTCAAGATCCTTTGCTGATTGAATGGTCTGACGCGGGGGATTTCACGCAATGGACGCCCGCTACAACCAATCAAGCCGGCAACTATCGGATTCCCACGGGGAGTCAAATCGTCAGAGGTCTGCAAGGTCCAAATCAATGCTACTGGTTTACCGACGTTGATCTGTATGTATCTCAATACATTGGCTATCCGTTCATTTGGGGGTTTAACAAAGTAGCCGCAGGCTGTGGGTTAATCGCGCCAAAAGCTGCCGTTGTTCTCGGGGCGTCTGTCTTTTGGATGAGCCAGAAACAGTTCTTCGTATCGTCGGCCGGTGGCGCTCCCCAACCGATATCCTGTTCAGTCTGGGACGTGGTATTTCAGAATTTGAACTTGGCTTATGTGAACAATATCAGGGCAGCGTCAAATGCTCAGTTCAATGAGATCGCGTGGTATTTTCCATCTTCAGCCTCATCTTCCGGGGAAAATGATACCTATGTCGTCTATAACGCGCTTTATAATGAGTGGGATTTTGGTAGTCTGAACCGAAGTGCATGGATAGATCAATCTGTCTTGGGTGGTCCAATAGGGTCGTCAAGTTCAGGCTACCTCTACCAGCATGAAACGTCGAATGACGCCGCTGGACTTGCGATAAGCGCTAGTTTCACGACTGGCTATGCGTCTCTGTCGAGCGGTAATGACCTCGTGTTCGTCGATTGGGTTCTGCCGGATATGCGGTGGTCAACTTACGCCACAACGGCTAGCGCTACGGTGTCTATAACATTCAATGTCGTGGATTATCCTGGGGATACGCCAGTCTCTTATGGGCCATTCACGTTCACGAAAGCCACTGAATATCTAGAGCCACGTTTCAGGGGAAGGTATATGCAGGTGGTGATTTCGAGTTCTGATGTGGGGTCGTTTTGGCGCTTAGGGTCGATCCGTTACAGATACGCCCCCGATGGGAGACGATAAAAATGTCTGACGCACTAACTACCGCCGCCCAACAAGCTGTTATCGCTATCAACGGCCTCAATCAAGTGTTGGGTAAGGCGCTTCCGGTAGTGCAAAGCACCGCGACGACCGCGACGACGGGAGCGGCGACGTTGCCAGCAGCGCCAGCTGGTTTCCTTAACATCACGCTTCCGAATGGCACGGCGGCCAAGGTTCCCTACTATCTTCCTTGATGAGGTCTTGAGATGCCGCTTTTGCCCGGTAAGAAGAACATCGGCCATAATATCGAGGAGATGGAAAAGAGCGGCCATCCGAAAAATCAGGCGATGGCGGCGGCGTTGAACACAGCGCGTAAATCTCTTGCCGATGGCGGAGGCCCTGGCTTTTACGAAAAGCAAGACATTCGCCAGATGACGCATACCGGGCCAATAAATGCTACGGTTCCTGGTCGCACGGATCGGCTTCCCATTCATGTTTTAAGCGGGAGTTACGTTCTTCCGGCCGACATTGTTTCTGGTCTTGGCGAAGGCAATACCCTTGCAGGTCAGAAGATCATTCAAAATATGTTCTCGGGAAAGTCCGGTCCATATGGCTCTCAAATCGCACGGGCGCGCGGTGGTCGAACGCATGACAGGCATGCGGTTCCGGTGATGGTGGCCGGCGGAGAATATGTGATCCATCCAGATGTCGTTCGCGAACTTGGCGGCGGGGACATTGATCAGGGCCATAAGGTCTTGGATGAGTTCGTGAGAATGCACCGGAAGAAGCTGGTCAAGAAACTCAGCGGCCTCCCAGGCCCCGCCGTCGATTAGGATTGAGCATGAGCTTTGATGATTGCGCAGATGTCCGCGTCGCGGCTCCGGATGATCGGCCTGAGATAATG